ATGTAAGGGTAGTTATCAATCCACCTGCAGTTCGCCAGGCTATCGGTGTTTTGGTATCTATTGCTGAGATAGCATCGGATAAAGATTCCATCATGATATCTAAATCCTCTTTATCATAGCCCAGCATTAGCCTCATCCTCCATCTTAATGAAGTCATTGATAGTTGGCAATGGTTGGTCTACTAACTGTGGTTCTGTATAATCTTTGCTGACTTTGCGCCAGTTATTTAGTTCATCTTCAGTTATATTTCTGCTCATTGCTTCTCCTTATGTTTTTGTTTAGGACTAGGATTCTATCAATGGTCTGTTCGGCAGACTTTAGTAAGTAAATGCTATAGATTAGGGCTCCAGTGCTGGACACTAGGGCTATCATAATAGCAATCATTGTTGGGAAATCTATATACATTCAGGTATCTCCTTTACTATCGACTCGTAAGTATCTTGGCAACATACTTTATCCTCCGCTACAAAAAAATTTGTAGTGGCAAGGTGAGGCACTAACCCCACCTTGCCGTATGTTAGGCTAACCAGTAGTTGAACTGGGTATTCCTATATCCGACATTGCAATTGAGGCAACCCATAAATCTATTGATTTGCAGGTGGCAACCATCGCATATCATATCTGTAGATGGTAGAGCAAGGTAGGCATTGAGAGCCTCTTGCTCAAACATAGGGAAGATATGTTTACCTAGGAATAGCCAACTTGGTGGCCTATCAAGTATGTTGTAAGCACCTTCAAGGGACTCGTCCTCTCGGACTGTCCACTTGTGGCCAAACCCATACTCATGGGTAACATCATTAGACTGAGCAGGTTCTGACTCCTGTTCACATCTATTATCTTGTTGAAGGTTTAGAGCATTGGAGCAACTAGAACCTTCTTGCTGTAGAGCACATTCTACGCAATACTCCTCACGAGAATTCAGCGCTGTGGCCAGATTCTCATGGGAGCAAGAGAACGATTGCGTAAATGATGACAAAGCGAATGATGTCATCAGATGGATGGACTACGCTAGAGTTAGTTCTGTAACTACTAGGTTGTCATACCAAGTGCCTTCTTTTTTGCCAGCCTTGGTTTCCATGTAGCCACGGATGTTGACGATTGCGTCAGTGTTATCCACAAGATTTTTGCGGATGAACTCTACTAACTCAGGGTCAGCAGTGGTTACGATGCGTGAAGCGATGAAGACGGATTTGTAAGAACCGTCTGGTTGAGCAACTGCTCGGCTATCAAGGATACCGATGTTGAATCGGTTCTTGTTGTCCCACACCTTGTTGATGCGGGCATTCTCAAATGAGAATGAGTTCATGTCTATCTCCTTTACACTAGGGGACTTTTCCCCTAGCCCTAAGCGCAGGGGAAAATCCCTTGCGTGTAACCAGATACTTTCTGATTACCTTTCCTTCATGAAGTTGGCAGAAGGGAATTGTCAAACAGCCTTTCCGTTTGACAAGGAATGAATGCCAACTACGGCCTACCGAATTAGTTTAACTGGGGCGCTGAACCTTAGTTCAATGGAGCGCCGAGACTGTATTCCAGTCAGAGTCACTCTACACTGTATAGTAGCCTCAGAACTGTTACAAGGGTCAACTGTTTTGACCCCAGAATGCTTAACTGTAGCGGAGTAGAGTATATGTATCTCTGTATAAGATTTTCCCGTACAAACTATTAGCCCCCTGCTATAGGTAGTTATGTCCTATTTTGTCCTATTTTTGGGCAGGCTGCAAAAAATAGTTAGGCCAAAAACGTTCGTTTTGGCCATTTGAACGGATTAATACTATATAGGAACTATTTCTTTTAGACAGTAGCAAGTTCTTCAGGAACTTGCGTTACAGACTGTATCTACTACCTGTTACTAACTGACAGTAACTGAATGAAAACGGGACAGGACTAATGACTTTTAATAAGGGTAATACCAACCCAAAGACCCTTGCTATGGCAGAGGCAAAGGCCAAAGTTTTGGCCCTCGTGGCCGAAGGCCACTCTGTCCATAAGGCTATGGAACTCTGTGGAAAGAAACCTGACACCGTCCGAATCTGGATGCTGCGGGATAAGAAGTTTGCCGCTGACCTAGCAGAGGCCAAAGAGACCGCAAAGGATGCCTCCCTAAAATCCTTAGGCATCCCGAAAGAGGAAATATCCTTTCCTCAGTTCTCAGAGATATTTTTGAACCAGAGGGTATTCCCTCATCATATGGATTGGATTGACCTGCTAGAGGGGCGGGAGCCTTCTTGGCTCCACCCTAGCATGATTTACGAGAAGGGTGACCCTACCCGTCTGTTGGTTAACGTGCCACCTGAGCACGCCAAGAGTACGGTCATCACCGTAAACTACTCCACATATCGTATCGCCCTCAATCCCAATGTCCGCATTATTGTGGTTTCCAAAACGTTAGTCAAAGCACGCGAGTTCGTGTACGCAATCAAGCAGAGACTTTCACATCCTAGATGGTTAAAGTTGCAAACAACTTTTGGACCAGAAGGTGGATGGAAAGAAGACTCAGACACTTGGCGAGTTGACACCGTTTACCTTGGGGGCGATGCCCGAAATTCATCTGAGAAGGACCCAACCATCCAAGCACTTGGTATGGGAGGTCAGATTTACGGTGCACGTGCTGACCTCATCATACTTGATGACTGTATAACTACAGCCAACGCACATGAGTATGAGAAACAAATCAACTGGCTACAAAAAGAAGTTATTACCCGTTTGGGTAAAAACGGTAAACTGCTAATCGTAGGGACACGAATTGCGCCGCAAGATTTTTACAAGGAACTCCGAGAAACTAAGCACTGGTCTGGCGGTAAAAGCCCTTTTACTTATATGGGCATGCCTGCTGTTTTGGAGTATTCTGAAAAGCCGAAAGACTGGAAGACGCTTTGGGAAAGGTCGGATGTTCCGTGGGACGGCGACTCTGATGTCCCTGATGCGGAAGGTCTCTACCCCAAATGGGACGGACAAGCGTTAGCCAAAAGACGTGGCGAAGTAACCCCGTCAACATGGGCGTTAGTTTACCAACAAGAAGATGTTCAAGAAGATTCTATCTTTCCACCTGCAATTGTGCAGGGATGCGTTAATGGTCAACGCAAACGTGGCCTGCTGAAAGCAGGAGCCGTAGGCCATCCCTCGCACATTGAGGGGTATACGATAATAGGGTTTGACCCCGCAATGGGCGGGAATGCTGCGTTTGTGGTGACCACATACAACAGGCATGATGGCAGAATTTATGTTCTTGATTGTGTAAACATGTCAGAACCTACGCCACAAAAAATTCAAGATACTATCGAGCAATTGGTTGAGAAGTACAGACCACAAGAACTACGTGTGGAAATCAATGCTCACCAAAAAGCATACTCACTAGATGATGATTTAAGAAACTGGCTTGCTGCATATGGCTGCCGTTTAGAATCTCACTTTACTAGCAAGAATAAGTGGGACAGCAACTTCGGTGTTGCGGGTATGTCAATGCTCATGGGAACCTTGAGGGACGATAAGTTCCAAAAGAACAACATAATTGAGTTTCCTTCTACGGAACACTCAGAGGGTCTTAAGGCTCTTGTCCAACAGTTAATTACTTGGAAGCCAAATACCCGTGGAAAGACCGACTGTGTTATGGCGCTGTGGTTTACCGTGCTTAGAGCAAGGGACTTCATGCAACAGAATGGTCGTATCCAACGCTACGCACATAACCGTTGGGCAACAAGAGCACAAACTGAAAAACGGTTTTCAGTTAACTTAGACGAGGCCTTTGCAGAGCAGTGGTCTGAAACTTATATATAGGAGATAACAATGGCTAACATTAAAAAAGTTATTAAAGGCGCTCAAAAGGCTGCCAAAATGGCTAAAAGAATTAACAACTCTGCAGAAAAAACTAGAAGAATTGGTGGCGCAACTGCCAAAGTAAATCCAAAAGGAAAACTTGAAGTCAGAGAATATATGACTGATTTTAAAGTTAAAGGCAAAGTAAAAGACATTAAAGATAATGCTCAAATGACAGAACTTAATGCTAAACGTGGACGTAAAGAAAATAAAATAACATCTCTTAAATATCCTTCTAAAGATTATATGGGTATTAAAAGCAGAACTAAAAAACCTACTACTCTTAAAGTTCCAGTAAAGAAGCGTGGTAAGTAAATGGCTAATCCAATGAAGGCTGTTAAGGCTGTTAAAAAAGCAGTAGCAAGAAAACCTGCAACAGCAATGCAGGGTAAAAAAAATTCTAAAGGATTTAAAGCAACTGAATTTAAAGGTGTGCAAAAAATTACAAGTGGCATGGCTAAATCCATGACACGCAATGGCAGAGTAAAAGATTCTATGTCACCTATTACCAAAGGCAAGAATAAAGATTGGGCAAAAAACGCAAACAAGACAACTTTGCCTAGTGCAAAAACTTCACGCCGTGCTAGTATTAAAGAAGCAAGTTTTAATACTGCTATAGAAAAACATCCACTAGTCCGCAATACTGGTCAATCTTCAGCAGAAGGTAAGTATCGTGCAAATCGTGGAAAAGGAATTCCAGTAAAGAAGCGAGGCAAGTAATGCCTGCATCTAAAAAAGTAAATCTTGGTAAAACTAAAAAGGTTAAGCCATCTGGCAATGTAAAGTTTATTAAAGACTGGGTTATTGACCCAAGCAGTCCATCAGATTGGGCTATGAACTTTGGTGGTGCTCGTATTGTCGGTGGTATTGGCAAAGTAGGCAAGAAGTTTGTAACTAAAGTTTATAGAAACATGGGTAAGTAAATGGCATTATCACAAGCGGTGATAAAGAAGATAATTGCTAAAAAACGTGCTGCTGATATTGCAAAGAAGAAAGTTGCAACTGTATCTAAGCAGGATGCACGTTCAGTATCAAGCAAATTGAGCGAACGTGTTGGTGGTAGCAAACCTCTTAGTCGTCCTCGTGGTTCTGGAAACATGCCAACAAGACCAACAAATGTTCCTAAGAAAAATACTATTAAGCAAATTCCTAAAAAAACAGCACAACAAACAAGTAAAGAAAAAGGAAAAAGCGAGTATTTTAAAAAGGAAAAACTTTGGATTGGTTTACAGAATCCTCCTAAGACTAAACCAAAAGTAACTAAAGTTCTACATGACCGTCCAATTACTCAACGTCAAATGGAGATGAATAAGTTTGCTCTTAAGCGCAATCTTAAAGAGCGTAGAAAAATTGAAAAAACTTATAAGGGAATCCGTAAAGGAAGAGTTCAAGAACGTACACCAAATCGTTCTATGTTTGAAAGAGAAATGAACATTCCTGCTGGAAGTGGTCCTTCAGTTAGACGTCAACAAGCAGTAAAAGAATTAAGACAAGAGATTCAAACAAGAAATGAAGCCCGTGCTACTTGGCAACGCCAAGCAAGAGATGCAGCAATAAGTCCTAAAACTACTGTTCATCCATCTGCTGTTCAAAAATCATGGCAAGCAGATAGAAATGCTATTAATGCTGTTAGAGAAGCAGAGCGTTTAGCAGCAAAAAATAAAACAAGAAAATATAGTACAGGTGGCGGTAGACCTGCTAGAAAATCTAAAGGTAACTAATGACTAACATTAAAAAAGTTGTTAAGGGTGTAAAGAAGGCTACAAAGAAAAAGCCTTTGACTCCTAAACAAAAGACTTATCAAATGCGTGGTGCTATTGCTAAACTTGAAAGAGAAGTAGAGGCTAAAGGTGGTAAGCCATCACCACAACGTATTTCAGATTTAAGAGCACAACTAATGAAAACCATGGCAGAAAATAAAAAGAAACCATATAAAGGTTCATCGCAATATAATTAAGAGAGGCACAAATTGTTAAGCATTGAGCAAATTGCAGCGAGAGTAGACTCTCTTAAACAACGTTCAGCAGAACGTGATGGCAGAGCACAAGATGTTCTTGCAGTCCGTAAAGGTAAAATTGCTGAGGTTTATCCTGCGTTTTTTCCAGAAGGTGTAGACGCAAATGTCGTTGCAAATTTTATTGACATTGTTGCCCGTGACTTGTCGGAAGTTATGGCGCCACTACCAGCGGTTAATTGCTCGGCCGCTAATCAGGTCAGCGACCGTGCTCGTTCTTTTGCCGATAAGCGTACTCGCATTGCTGCTAACTATTTTGCTCATTCAGATTTACAAGTGCAGATGTACACTGGCGCAGACCACTACATCACATTCGGTTTCGTCCCATTCATCATTGAATTAGACGAAGAGGCAGGGCTGCCACGTATCCGTGTAGAAAGTCCAATTGGGGCTTACCCAGAGTTTGACCGCTACGGACGTTGCATCGCCTTCGCTAAAAGTTACTCACTATCAATTGGTGAATTAGTAGCACAGTTCCCAGAGTTTGAAATGGAACTCTTGGGACGAGATGGATACCGTCAAGACCTAACCGCTAAGGTTGATTTTGTTCGTTATTACGATAAAGACCAATCAGTAATATTTGTTCCTACACGTAATAACTTAATTCTTTCTGAGGCTATCAATCCACTAGGCAAGATGATGGTGGTAGTTGCAAGACGTCCATCTATTGATGGCGAAATGCGTGGACAATTTGATGATGTTCTAGGCATTCAACTGCTTCGTAACAGATTTGCATTACTTGCAATGGAAGCAGCAGAAAAGTCTGTTCAATCACCAATCGTTGTACCAGGCGATGTTCAAGAAATTGAATTTGGTGGGGATGCGATTATTCGCACCAACAACCCAGCAGGTGTACGTCGTGTAGAACTACCTATACCTAATGGTGCATTTACTGAACAATCATTACTGCAACAAGAGTTAAGAACTGGAACTCGTTATCCAGAATCACGTACTGGTAATCTAGATGCAAGCATCATTACTGGTCAAGGTGTTCAAGCACTTATG